GTTGGAGCAACGACCATTACCTTGGCTTCTGCTGGTACAGGTACGATCTTGGCTAACGATCTGATAACCTTTGCTGGTGACACTAACATCTACCAAGTTGTAACGGGTGATGCTGACGTTTCTGGAGGCGGTACAGTTGTTCTGGCTGCTCCTGGTCTGCGTAAAGCATTGGCAGCTTCCACCGTAGCGATTACGGTTGTTGGTAGTGCTACTCGCAACATTGCATTCTCCAAGGATGCTTTGCACTTGGTTGCTCGTGCTCCTGCTCTTCCACAAGAAGGCGATAACGCAATGGACAGCATGATGATCACTGATCCTCGTTCTGGCTTGACCTATGAAGTTCGGATGTACGGTGGATACCGTAAGATTCGCTACGAAGTAGGCTTGGCATGGGGCGTTAAAGCTGTTAAAACGAACCACATTGCTACCCTCCTCGGCTAATCGACTGAAACAGGCGGGGCGAAAACCCCGCCTGTTCTTTCTTATGAAAAGGAAAAATAATGTCTGATTCTCTTCCAACTGTGGTCATTTCGACAACTAACGGTCCTGTCATAATCAATGAGAGTGACTTTGACCCAAAGATTCATGTGCTCTTTGAAGCACCTGCTCAAGAAGCAGACGCATTCGACCGTAAAGGTGCGAAGGAATATCTCGATTCTTTAGGCGTGCAATACGCAAAGAACATCAAAGATGACGCTCTTGCACAATTGGTTGAAGATACCAAGAAAACAATGGCTGGTGTTTAATGAGCTACGGTACGGCCAGTGGATTCAGAGACTATCATGTTTCCAGAGGTCGTGTCGTTTCTTCTGATTGGGACGATTCAATCATAACTGCTGCATTGCTCGTGGCTTCAGAATGGCTCGACACTGCATATGATCATCTATGGTATGGTTACGCTGTTGGCGGCTATACCCAGACGCGCAAATGGCCAAGAGCCGCTGCGCAGACCAATACCAACCCTGTACATGTATTCTCTGAGAGCGCGATCCCCGATCAAGTGCTCTACGCTACCTATGAGGCGGCGTTCAGGGAAGCCACCACTGCTGGCGCACTCACTGTTGACCACACGCCTCTCAAGTACAAGAGCGCGATGGTAGACGGAGCGGTGGATGTTGAATACATCATTCCCAACGATGCTTCTGAGATACAGCTACAGATGCCAATTATAGGCACGCTGATGAACGTGCTGATCGACCCTCGTGTCGGGTCATCGCGCAACGGTTATTCGAGCGGATCGGTGAGAACGTGACCATCTATGATGACCTGCAACAACTGACCAAAGATTTGATGAAAGAGTTTAAGCAGGGTACTGCTAAACTTATCACGATCACACCTGGCACGGGCCCTGCTGATAATCCTGGTACATCAACCGAAACAACCTACACAATCGAAGCTGTTGCTAAGGGTGTGTCGAAGAAATACATGGACAATTCCTCGGTTGTAGCGTCCGATCTTGAGGTCATCTCTTCAGTGCTTGATGGTGTCACACCGAGTGAAAAAGATTTCATTGAGCTTGATGGAACAAGATATAAGATAATCAGGGACATTTCAGTTCCTGCAATGGGCACAAAAGTCGCATGGAAGTTCATCGTCCGCAAAGGGGGATAAATGAACATCGATAAACTTTATCAACTGACATATCCACAGGTGCAAGAGATTTTTCTTGAGGTAATGCAAGGAATTGTTGACCGCGCCATGCTTAATGAGATGGTCAAAGCGATTGTGGATAACGATGTGGATGCTTTGCTCAGAGCGTCCGGCTTCACCCCCGCGACATTGGGTCCTATTCTCGACGGTATTGAAAACGCTTACCAAAAAGCCGCTGAGACCACTGTCGAAAGCTGGCCGAAGGTGATCCAAAGCCCGATCGGACCGGTCGTATTTACCTTTGATATGCGAAATCCAGAGGTTGAACAGAATATCCGTACCGCTTCATCGCTTTTAATAACCCGAATCAGTGATGAAGTGCGCGAAAACGTTCGAGCGACCCTCGAATCAGGTGTGATTCGGGGTGAGAACCCGCGTACCGTGGCTTTGGACATTGTGGGGCGCATCAACCCGTCCACCAAGCAGCGTGAAGGCGGCGTGATTGGTCTCACCGAAAGACAGACGAAGGCGGTCGATAACATCAGAAGGTCTCTTGAACAAGGTCAAAAGAAGTATTTTGAATATGAGCTTCGTGATAAAAGGTTTGATAAATTGGTCAAAAAGTCCATTGACACTGGGATCAAACTTAAACCCGAAGAGATAGAGAAGCTCGTTACAGCTTATAAAACGAAGGCTTTGCGTTATCGCGGTGAAATGATTGCGCGTACTGAGACCGCTCAGGCATTCGGGCGCGCAGAGTGGGACTCAATCCAACAAGCCATAAAAGAAGGTATTATCAAGCATAAATTTGTGGAGAAGTCTTGGCAGGACACGAGTGACGGTCGAACGCGCACTACGCACCGTGTGATGGGTGAAAAATACAAATACAGTAAGCCTATCGGTATTGATGAACCGTTTGTATCTCCATCTGGCGCGCGCCTGAACTTTCCTGGCGACACCTCGCTTGGCGCACCCGCGGCTGAGGTTGTGGCTTGCCGCTGTAGAGCGGATTACAACGTGCGATGGATTGATCAGGCAAAGGAGGCTGCAAATGGCTAACTTTTCTGAAAAGGTGGATAAGTTCATCATAGATACCGAGGATAAACTCTTGGCGGTGGTGCGCACGTCGATAAAGAAGACAGTGCGAGACGCTCAGGATTTTGTAACGGTTGATACTGGGTTTCTCAGGCGTTCAGGCGCGGCAATGTTGAATGACATACCCAGAGGCCAAGGTAGGGGTCGCAAGAGACGACCTGGTGAAGCAGGTGTCTTGGCGGAATATAATTCAGACAATTATGGCAGCTTCCTAGAGGCGACACTAGCTCGTATGAAATTGGGAGATGTTTTTTTCTGGGGTTGGACAGCTAAATATGCTAAATATGAAAATCTTCGTAGCGGTTTCTTTGACATAGCGGTTCAGAACTTTCCGCAACACGTCAAATCCGCAGTGCAGGAGTTCAAAAAATGATAGATCATGAACGCTATATCATTGAAGCTTTGCAAAAAGCGGTTCTTGCTCTGAACCTGACTATTCCGGTCAAGTATATCGGTAGGACCTTTGATCCCCCGAGCGCGGGGAAATGGTTAGAGATTGTGTTCATTCCGAACAATATCGAGGGTGAATTTTGGTCAGAAGGTAAAACATACAGGGGCATTCTGCGTTTGATATTGCATTGGCCAATGAATAATGAAGGTATTTATCCGGCGATGGAAGTAGCGAAGACGATTGCTGCGGGTTTCACCAAGGGTTCTAAGTTCGCCAACACCGGTAACAATGTGCTGGTAAAAATCACCGATCATCCTAATTTGAGAGAAGTCCTTGAATCACCACCTGATATACTGATACCGCTTTCCATACGTTATTCCTATTTCTCAGGAGGTTAGAATGTCCGATTATGATATGACCATTAAACAAGGCGCGACTTTTACAAGGGTTATAACTTGGTATCAATCAGACGGTACGACACCGAATGACCTGACCGGTTATACCGCTAAAATGCACCTTAAGCGTAAATACACTGACGAAACGGAAGAGTTTGCTCTAACGACTGAGAACGGTCGGATTACTCTTGGTGGTACGGCTGGCACTGTGACTCTGAGCATCCCCGCGACCAACACGGATGATTTGAACGGGAAGTATCGTTATGAACTCAAATTGATTAGCGGGTCTTATGTTAAGAGTTTAATCGAGGGTGAGATCACGATCAGCCCAGAGATCACCAAACTGACTTGACAATGAGATGTGATTTAAATACTATGTAGTCTGCTAATTCTTGGATGAGAAGAAGCGCGCCGGTCGGATGACCTCGATTTAACTTTTGAAAAAGGGCTTCTCATCATGGCGAATACAAACGCAGCATCAAAAATTTATATCTGCGCTACAGCGCAAAACAGTGAACTTGACCAAACCGGATATGAAGCCCTGACGTGGGTAGAAATTACGGGTATTGGTCGTCGCGGTGAAATTGGTAAAAACACCAACATCGTGAATTACAATACTTGGGACACTAATGTAATTCAAAAAGCTAAGGGTATGACTGACGCAGGTTCACCTGAGCTTGAAGTTGCACGTTCGGCTACCGATGCAGGTCAAATCCTTCTCCGCACTGCTGCTGCTGTTGGACATAATAGTAATTATGCTTTCAAAGAAGTGCGCGCTGACGGTGTATCCGGTGCAACTGGCACCGTGATTTACAATCGCGGCCTTGTAGTTGGCCCAAAGCGTCCAGGCGGCGGTAATGAAGACTTTGATCTTGAAATCTTCATGTTGGCATTTCAACAAGAAGAAATTGTAGTAGCTCCAAGTTCTGCTGGTACTGCACCATACGTTACCGCTGTTCCAACGATCAGTGGTACGGCTACGGTCGGTCAAACGCTCACCGGCGCAAACGGTACATGGGCTGGCGACGCAACAATCACTTACGCTTACCAATGGTACGCAAACAACATCGCAATCTCTGGCGCGACCTCCGGCACTTACGTGCTTCTGGCTGCTCAGAGCGGCAAACGCATCACTCTGCGCGTAACGGCAAGCAACGCTTCCGGTAACGCAAGTGCAACCACATCTCCAACATCGGCAGTCGCTTAATGGAAATCCTAGAAATAAAAGCTAACGAACGTGTCATCGAGATAATGCACCCTAAGACTGATGAACCCATTGGTCTTAAGGTGTACCTCGTTTCTTTTGATGATGAAAAAGTCAAAAAGGTTCGTCGCAAATTTTTGGATGAAAAGTTGCGTTTAGAAGCGCGCAACAAGCACTTCAATGCGGAAGAGATTGAAGAAAACAATCTCGCTATGATGTTCGCTGCAATGACCGGCTGGGAGTGGAGCAATGACCTCACTCTCGATGGTGATAAGCAACCAGCGTTCAATCAGAAGAACGTCTATACGGTTCTCAAGAAGATTCCTTTCGTCGCCTCTCAGATTGAGAAAGAGGTTGTAGATGAAAAGGCTTTTTTTTAACACTCAAAACATCTCTTGTTGAAGCTGTCCGTGTTTTCACACGGTACGACATACCTGATGATCGCGGTGAGACCCGTCGTGAGAGAAACGAACGGGTCGGTGAATATAGCCCTGAGTTTAAAATCCCTGAGTCTGGAAAATATATTTGGAACTGGTTCAATGAATTAAACCAGTCCATATCGCGCACCCGTGAAGGTCTGTGCTATCTGCTCCCACCGAGCGAAGTGAAAGCGTGGATAGAACTTACTGCGAACCTTGTTTATTCTTGGGAATATGATATTATCGTAGCTATGGATCAGGCGTTTTGCGAAGAAACGAATAAAGAAATACTGAGTATAAGATCGAGGAACGAAGAGGCGCAGAAAAGACAGGCTGAGAACGCTAGATCGAAGAAGGGTAGACGATAATGACTGAGATTGCCGAACTCATTTTTAGTGCACAAACTAAGGAACTTCAGGAAGCAACTATAGAGTTGAATAAAGTTCGTCTTGCCGCACAAGGTTTAGAAAAAAGTTCGCTTGCTGCCAAAGTTATTGTGGAAAAGTCTGCTGCAATTATTGCTAAAGCTGAAACACAACTTGCGCGTGAGATATACAATAAAACTAAAGCTACAAAGACGGCAACCGAGGCCGAGATTGCGCAAGCTAAAGTAAGGCTCAATGCCGCAAGAGAAGATGAAAAAAGAATAGAGATAATGCGTCGTTCGATCTCTGTTGCTCATGCGCTTGAGAAAGCAAACCTTGCAGTGCGCGCATCTGAAACCGGTCTGTCCGGTGCAGCCGGTGTTGGCAGACCTACGCCGGTGACAACGCGGCGCGGCGTTGGCGGTATCGCAAACGATCAGCTCCCTAACCGTTTTAACACGTCAAACATTGCCGCACAGTTCCAAGATATTGCGGTGACGGCTTCGATGGGTATGAACCCACTGCTCGTAGCGATGCAACAAGGTACACAGGTTGCGGCTATCATGAACTCGATGAAAAACCCTCTACAAGGTCTTGCGGCGGCGTTCACGCAGGTAATCAACCCTGTGTCCATCCTATCCATTGCACTAACCGGTCTGGCTGTAGTCGGCTTACAAATGGTCGATTGGCCTACGGTTGGCGCAAATGCTCTTGGATTGTTGGCAGACTCGATACAGTATCTCGCACCGCTTGTAGTCGCTCTCGGTGCTGCGCTCATAGCCTTGAATTGGTCTGCTGTGGTTTCGGGTGTAACCGCTGCGACTGTAGGTATCGGTTCACTCACCGTTGCGGCAGGTGCGGCCACTCTTGCCTTTGTTCGTATGGCTGCTGCATGGGTCATTACGCCAATAGGTGCTTTAACGACTGCTGTAGGGCTTTTAGCAGGTGGTCTTGCTTATGTGTATAAGGTGTTTGATAAAGCAGGTGACGCTGTTCGTGGTTGGGCTGATGATATAAGGGCTTCAAAAGGTGAAACAACTGATTTAACTGATAGGTTGTTCAAACAGACGGTAGAACTTTATAATCAAATTGAAGCGATGAAACTCCATGGAGTAGCAAGGCGCGCATATATTATCGAACAAGAAGAAGTCAACAGACTAATTGATGAAAACATTAAAAACGGAAAAAAAGCCACTGACGGTCTTGCTGAACGTCTTCCTATAATCAAATCAAGTGCCATGAGGCTTGCGGAAATGCAAGCCGTATCAGATAAACTGAGGGAGTCAGAAAATAAGAGAAACAAAACAACCAAAGAATCGACCAAGATCGAAGTCGACCATTACGAGAAACTTATTGAAGGTACGAACTCAAAAATAGCAGCGTTGGAAAACGAACGGATAGCCATTGGTCTGTCCGGTAAGGCCGCTGCTGAACATAAATATCAGACTGAGTTGCTCAACGAAGCAAACAGTAAAGGTATCGAGCTTGGTCCACAGGAAATTGAAACATTGACCAACAAAGCAAAAGTTATGGCTGAGTTGTCAGTAGCAAACGATAATTATCGTGAAGGTGTCGATTTCGCAAAGAGCGCATCGAAGAGTTTCATCACCGACATGATATCCGGTCTTTCATCGGGTAAATCCGCATGGGAATCGTTCGGTAACTCCGTACTCAACATACTCAATAAAATCTTCGATAAACTTATAAACAGCGGGTTAGAAACTCTATTCGGTGGCGACGGAGGTTTATCGAGCGTAGCAGGTGGGTTCTTCGGTGATCTCTTCGGCGCATCAAGTGGATCATCTTATACGGATATGGGCAACTTTAACGCTGACTTGTCATCCGGTTTCAGTTTCTCACAAGGGCTGACAGGTGCATATGCCAAAGGCGGCGCGTTCACCAATGGCATCTATAACAGCCCCACAATGTTTAGGTTCGCCGGCGGAGGCAAATTTGGCCTCATGGGAGAGGCTGGTCCTGAGGCTGTTATGCCTCTCAAGCGCGGCGCGGACGGGTCGCTGGGCGTGGCTCTCAATGATGCTGGCAGCGGTGCAAGCGGCAACGGTAACGTTGTAGTCAACGTGTATAATAATTCCGATAGTTCAACGAAGGTTGAACAGCGTCAAACTTCACAAGGTGTTGAGATTGATGTTATGATTGATCGCATTGTGAGTGAGAAGTTAGGTACACAGGGTACAGCAACGAACCACGCGCTCAATACGTATCAACAACGCAGACTGATAACGAGGTAAGAATGACAACGTGGCCATCCACACTTGTGATACGCCGCGATGCGTTTAACGAAACCCCTCCTGCTCGTCAACTGCGTTCTTCAATGGACGTGGGTCCTGACAAGGTGCGCCGCCGCACCACATTGGCTCCTCGGAACATCACTATTCAGATGTTACTGACCGATGCGTTGTTGGATACGTTTGATGATTTTTACGTTGCCAATGACACAGGGATTTTTGACTTTGTGCATCCGCGCACGACTGAAACAATGACTGCGCGCTTCACCGACGAACCACCAACGTATGAATCAATGGATAACCTTTGGAACGTTAAGGTGACATTGGAGTTGTTACCATGACAGATGTCACTGATGATTTTAAATCTTCGGTATATGCACAAGAAACTGATGATGTTTTCATCGTGCTGGTCACGCTTTACAGTGATGAACTGGCGGAAGATATTCTCTTGTCCAATGTGGCGCACGAAAAATTTGATGACCTTGGCGACAACATTTACGGCGTAACCAGCAATGGTGATAGGTACATTTATTGCCCGTTTAAAATATCCCTTCCGAGAGATGATAAAACTGGAACGGTGTCTGCCAAACTGTCCATTCAGAATGTTGACCGGAGCATCGTGAGTTACGCACGCTCGGTGCAAAGGTCGATCACTGTTAAAATCCAAGTCGTTTTATCGAGAGACACTGATGTGGTCGAACTTGAGTTCGACAATTTTAGACTGTCCAGTGTCTCGTATGATGCTCTGGTTGTTGAGGGTGCGCTCACTTTGGATTATTGGGGTTTAGAACCTTTTCCATCGGGTCGTTTTACACCTTCAAAGTTTCCTGGGCTTTTCTAATGTGGAGCAATGATTACATCCACGTGCAATTCAAAGATCACGGGAGAAGCAAAGTCGGTGCGGACTGTTGGGGTTTAGTTAGGATAATTTATCAGGAGCGATTAGGAATTATCCTACCCTCTTATGATGAAGTTTACACCGATGTTTTAGACCGTCAGGGAATCGCCGATAATTACCAACAGCACCGTCAAGATTGGTTGCCAATTGAGCAAGGTTTTGAAAAAGAATATGATTTAGCGGTGTTTAGGATGCTCAACCTACCGACACATGTGGCTGTTGTAATTAAGCCTAATTTGATGATACATTGTGAGCGCGGCTGTGGAACTTGTGTCAGCGATTACAAGGAAGAAAGACAGTGGTCACGAAGGCTAGAAGGGTTCTACAGGTATGCGGCAAGTTCAGACATCTCTTCTACCGTTTCACCTTGATCGCAAGACAATTCTTGTTGATGAGGGTATGTCTGTAGAGCGTGTTATCGACAGTCTTTTCCCGCAAAATATAAAAGTTCAAGTGATGATCGATGATAAAACCGTCGAGCGAGAACTGTGGGCAGAATTAATTCCGCCTTTAGATTCACATTTTTCAATTATAGCAATTCCGGCGGGTGGTAAAGGTAAAAACCCTCTTGCTATCATCCTAATGCTTGCTGTGGTGGTTGCTGCGGCTTGGGCTGCACCTATTCTTCTTGCTGGAACTGCGCTTGCGGGTTCAGCAGCAGCGATCGCAGGTGTTACAGCAGCTATCGGCGCGGTCGGGTCTCTATTGGTCTCAATGATTGCTTCAACACCTCTACAATCATCTTCGAATAGAAACTCTGATGTCAAAGAATCAACGACTCAATTTATCGAAGGTGCATCGAACGCTATCGATCCTTATGGTGTGATACCGATTAATCTCGGTACAAACCGCATGTTCCCTAAACAAGCTGCGAGACCTTACACTGAAACAAGTTCAAACCTGCAATATGTGCGCCAACTTTTCACTTATGGGTTCGGAAAACACGTTATAACAGACAGAAAGTTCGGTGAGACACCTATAGGTGAATATAGTGATATAGATTTAGAAGATAAATTGAATGGTGATCTTAGCGATGGAACATCTATTTATTCAAACGATGTATATCAGGAAAGTATAAGTACAGTCGTAGCAGCGAGTGAAGGTTATATTTTGAGAACGACTCAAACCAACAGCAACGAAGCTGAGATGGATTTAACTTTCGGAAGAGGTTTGACGATCTACAATGATGCAGGTAACAGAACTGAAGCATCGGTTGAATTTGAACTTCAATTTGCACCAACTGGTACGTCCGATTGGAGTTCAGGTTCAGCAGGGATTAGTTATTCATCTAAAAACGTAACGATACCTTCAAGATATATTGGTCAAGTATTGATTCATAGACAGGGGTACTTCAGCGTATTCTATAGAAACTCCCATGTGGTGTTTCTTAATTACTATACCGGTGAAGTAGTTCTTAAATCCTATACGTCGGCTAACTCTGTTTTACCATCTGATCCTGTACCGCCGACACCTTATGGTCACATACGTATTGCTTCAATCTTGGTCACGGACTCAGGTGCTACAGTGACCGACGAACGTATCAACAATGTACCTGAGTATTTTGCTGATCTGACACATTTTACACCGTCAGTATCAAGTATGACGCTGACCATTGGGGCAGGTACGATAACATCTAACAAGTTTAGAATTACAGCAAGCACTGCTGAACCTTTAAGGATTTCTAAGCGTATGGTCTTTCCCTCAGCAGCTCAATATGACGTGCGTATAAAGCGTCTTACTGCGGATTCGGTAATTGATAAGCAGATTGATGAATGTACTTTGACCGCTCTGAAAAGTATTAGATATATTCAACCAGTAGCACAAGAGGACATCTCTGGTACTGCGATGCGTATACTTGGTACAGATCAGCTCAACGGGTCTATACAAAATTACAATGTGATATGCTCAACAATCATACCTTTTTACGATGTGGACACCGATAGTTGGGTAGAGGGTGTTTCTTCTGATCCTGCTTCTATTTACAGATATGTTTTACAGTGCGATGCGTTTGTAGAGAGCAAGCGTTTGCCTGACGCGCGCATAAACATATCCAAGTTGGAAGAGTGGTCAGATTATTGCCGTGAGAAAGGTCTCACTTACAATCGCGTTATAGATTATGAAGCGAGCATTGACGATGTGCTGAATGACATTTGTGCTGCGGGTATGGCCACTAAACATTACGTGGATGGTGTTTACAGTGTGATCGTCGATAACGAACGAGACACGGTTAAGGGTCTTGTAACACCGCGCAATAGTTGGGGATATAAAGGAATAATCACCTATCCAGAATTACCACATGCTTTTCGTGTTGAGTTCCGTAATCCTGATAAGGGTTATCAGATAGACGAAAGGATAGTTTATCAAGACGGGTACAATGAGAGTAATGCAACAGATTTTGAACGCATAGAATTGAGTAATTGCACAAGTGCTTCTTTGGCTTACTATTACGCTCGTAGATATTTAGCCACTCTGAAATTGCAACCAGAAGTGCACACCTTTAACATGGACTTTGAGAACCTAGCGTTCAACAGAGGGGATCGTATTCAGCTCGTGAACGATGTCGTGTTAGTCGGCGTAGGTCAAGGTCGCATCACTGCGCTGACGGATAATGGTACACACGTTACATCATTCACCATCGATGAAACGTTGACCATCCCGACAGTGACCAACTTCGGCGCGCGCATACGACACGCAGACGGTTCAGGATGTCTATGGTACGAGATTGTCA